TATCATATACTCAGAATCTCATCTCTCTCAGCTCATCAAATAGCATCGAATAAGCTGAATAGTGAATTACTTCAATAAATCAAATCTGCTTAACTATAATGAAGTCCATTAAAATGTTTCTGTATTTTTATTAACAATAATATCAATCATCTCTTTAGATACACTAAACTTACCTCTTCTATTAAACATACTAAACTCCTTTTCTGTTAATAACCAAAATAAAACCATAAAGTTTTATCAGTTTTCATTTTTTTAAGAATATCAATATACCTGTCTCTATTCTCTGAATTTTTAAACATCTCAAGAACCTCGTCTATATCGTTTGGTCTTTGATAATAAACATCTGACTGATACATACTTTCTGCATAATATAGATAATCCCACTTTATAGGAATTGGTACGAATATTCTATCCAATCCATGTCTTAGTGAATCCCACTCTTCATATTCAATAGGTCTATCAACAAGGTTTCCATGCTCATCTCTATCGTGATTATTTATTTTATAAACACTAATGTTTAGACACATTATTTTTCTATCTTTCCAACAAACCCTGTACAATTAACTTTTATCAAAGGGCTTATTATGTTTTTTTTCTTAACAATATCAGTCTCTTTCTTACACTCAACGCATTTATGAGTAAGCTTATCTCCTAGTTTAATATTAAAACCACCAGTATCTTCGTGGCAATATTTACAATAACCCATAGTTTATACCTTCATTCTCAGAAACAATAGCTTCAACAAGTCTTTGCTCTGTAATAAAATTATGTACAGCACCAACTAGCTATATACTAATATACACTACTCAATTACTATATGCAAGGTTCATAGTAAACTAGTTACTATTCTAATTGTTTCTTAATTCATAAAATTTATATTCAATATTTTTATAACTCATTTGTTCTGGTTAACTAATTGATAAAAATTATAACTAACTTGTTTTGGTCAATCATCCCACGGCACAGCATCTGAAACCAATGCCCCCCGGGTTCTTTCTCAAGCTCAAACATGATCCTGATCCCCTCAAGCTTACAAGCTTACACCATCCAATAAGCTTCAAGCTTACAATCCAAGCTCATATATATTTATTAAAAAAC